AGGCTTTGTCGCAACAAAACTCTTTAAGTTGGCCGGTGCCTTGACTAATGTGGGTGTTGCGTTGGGTTTCATCGGTAAGCAATCGGTTGCTACCGCCGGCATAGATGCTATTCATTGCATTCTTGGTATAGGAAGAGGTGGCAAACTGTCATAGACTCATTTGTTGATAGAGGTCTGGTTGAGGGCGGACACGCCTCTTTACCAGACATCGATGTCGATTACGCATCTGACCGCCGTCAGGAGATGAAGGAGTATCTTGAAAAGCGATACAATATAGCGGGAAGGCAGCGAGTATTCTCGGCGGGTACATTCACCACGCTGAAACTCAAAGCGGCACTCAAAGATGTGGCACGAGTACATCGCGTACCACATGGTATAGTGAATTACATAACCTCGATGCTCGATGATGGAGCCGACTGGACGGGACTGTTCAAGATTGCTGCAAACAATCGCAAAGTTTATGATTTCATACAGTCCTATCCCGAAGTGATAGAGGATGTGCGGACAGTGCTCGGACAACCGAAGGCAGCATCTGTTCATGCATCGGCAATTATCGTAACGCCTGAAAAGCGCGATGGAGCTACGGTCGATTGCTTCGATTTCCTGCCGATACGCAAGATGGACGGAGCGTTGGTGTCGAAGTTTGACGGTTACTCGGTCGATGAGATTGGATTGCTTAAAGAGGATGTGCTGGCAACAAAGGAGTTGGCAAAACTCAGTGCTACCATCAATCTTGTCAATGAACATTACGGGCAGATGTTGACAATCGAAAAGATAACGGGTGAGATGCTCGACGATGAGAAGACCTATCGGATACTCTCCGAAGGCAACACACAAAATGTCTTTCAGTTCTCTTCGCCGGGCATCACTCGCTTCATACAGGATGTGCAGCCTAACTGCATCGAGGATCTTATTGCCATAAACGCTCTGTTTCGCCCTGCAACACTCGACATTGGAGCAACGGACGATTATGTCCGTTACCGTCGTGGCGAGGTGGCACCGGTATATAACTTCGGCTGCTACGAGGCAACGAAGAATACCTACGGCATTATGATCTATCAAGAGCAGTTTATGTCGGTGGCTCATACGCTCGGAGGCTTCGACCTCGGCAAGACGGACTATCTGCGTAAGGCTATCGGCAAGAAGAAAGCCGACCTTATGGCATCGCTCAAAAGCGACTTCATCACAGGTGCAATCTCCAATGGTTGTCCCGAATATGAAGCAGAGAATATTTGGGGAAAGATCGAGACGGCAGGAAAATACTCCTTCAACCGCTCTCACGCTGCGGCATACGCCCTTACAGCCTTCTGCGGAGCGTGGCTCAAAGCAAACTATCCGACAGCCTTCTACACCGTGGCATTGCAATGGGCCGACGATAAGGAGATGCCCGCACTGATGCCGGAGATGGAGCGTTGCTCGGTGGCGAAGATTGTGCCGCCCGATACCAACCACTCTACGGTGGAGTTCTATACAGACTACAATACCAATGAAATTTACTGGTCGCTGAACCGCATTAAGTTCGTGGGGCTGAAGAGTGCGGAGTACATCGTTACAGAGCGTGCAAAAGGTCGTTTCAAAAGCATCGAGGAGTTTATAGAGCGTATCTTTCGCCATAAACTCCGCAGGAAGGATTTTAAGCATTGGGACGAAACAGACCCGATGACCGAGAGCGGTAAGTTGCCTGTTAATACCCGCCACCTGAAAAATATGATTCTTGCCGGTTGCTTCGACCGCATTGAGCATGTGCAGGCGGTAACGGAACGATATGCCATACTCAAGCGTGCAGCCCTGAAATTAGGCTTTGACCTGCGAGAAAACGACGCTCCGGAAGAGTTGCATGATAAACACGACTTCTGGTCGCAACAACAGATAGCCGTGTCAGGCATAGGCTCGATAGATTATCGCCGTATCTTCTCCAACTCGCCCGACAGAGCAAAGGTAAAGGGCAAGGCGGCATATATTACCCTGATGGATGTTATGCGAGACGAGAACGCCGGTCGCAAGGCTGCCGTATGTGCCACCGTTTCCGATTACTCCGAACACAACTACACCGACCGAGAAACAGGATAGCGCAAACGCTTTGCGAAGTTAATCCTCTTGCAGAACAACCAGACGGCAAAGTGTACGCTGTGGGATGATTTTTACCGAGCCCCAAAGGTCGAGTTGCAGAATATCAAGGGTAAGATAATCATCATCACAGCAGTAATACGATACAGTGACTACATGGCAGGAAACACGCTGCAATCATACCGTAATTCACTTTTATTCATTCAGTAATATGGTACCGAAAACAGAACCCAAGGTATATGTGGGCATAGGACTCGATTTCGAGACCGGAGGTCTTGACCCGCAGGTTTGTGCCTGCACACAGATAGCGGTACAGGCAGTACGGCTTGACACTTGGCAAGTCATAGAGCAGTATCAAGCCTACATCTATCCATACAATAAACAATCGGCAGGATTGCCCACCAAGAAGGTGTTACGCACACGCTCAGAGATTGTCCGTGAGGAGAATACACCGATGCTCTATGAGGATAAGGCAATGACCTACTCTGCAATAACCGAGGATATGCTGCGTCAGCAAGGAGTGGATATTGTCAAAGTAGCCAATGATATTATCGCCTTCGCAAAGCGCAACGCCGTGTCGAATGGCAAACAATGTAAGCCGATACTTATCGGTCAGAACACGCCTTTTGATATTGCTTTCCTGCAACAGATGATGAACTACGCCGGGTTGATGGCGGAGTTTGAGAAGGCCTTTGCCGGTGCAAAAGATTACTATGGCAACTTCCAGCCTCACTATATCGACACTATTCACATAGGCCGATTGGCATTTGCCGCCGACAAGGAGGTTACATCGTACAAGTTGGAGATTGTGGCCTCTCAGTTAGGTGTTGAGTTGGATGATGCACACGATGCGGCAGCCGATGTTACCGCCATGATTGATGTGCTCGGAGCATACACAGCACGGCTCCGCAACAACGAGGGGGCTACAATTGCCACCCAAGAACGAGAGAAAACCAGAAAACATTTCAAGATATGACACAGGAAAACAACCCCCAAGAACAAATTCCCGAAACAATCACATTCCGTACGGAAGACCGAATGCGCTATGGCGCGTTAGGTTATGATGGCAATGAACTCATGGCAGTGATTTCGGGCTATGACATTGAAATAAAGTTCAATATGCGGCTCATCAACTCGCTTGCCGATGCCGAGGCGTGTGCCAATGCACTCGCCGATGTCTTCTATGAATTGCTGATGGAGCAGCTTATCGAAAATAAAAGAGAATTTGTTAAACCTCCCGAAGAAAAAAACACCTACTCTTAAATAAAAAGAGATAACTATGTCTGAGCAGACACGAAGCATACAGAAGAACAACCCCACAGAGAAGGAACTTACGAAGCAGGAGATGCACTTCTGCGAACTCTATGTCAATGGCGGTTTGGAGTTCGCCGGCAGACCAAAGAAGTGCTTCATAGAGGTGTTCGGCGACAAGGCAAAGAGCCCCAGCACATCGGCAAACTACCTGATTAGAAGGCCGCACATTATGGCTCACATCAAAGAGTTGTTATCGTCCGAGCGTTTCGAGATGGAGACTATGGCGGTGAAACTGCAAGTTGCCGAAACCCTAAAAGCGGTAATGGACGAGACTGCCACCACAGACTACACCGACCGCTTTGGAGTGCCTCTCTCACCGGCACCGCTTCGGGCAGTATCGGTGAACGCCGCAAAGGCTTTGATGGATATATTTCCCATCAAACACAAGGAAGAGACAAAACTCCGTATTGAGAATGGCGAGGGCAATGTGATTTTCAATGTGATTGTTCCCACAAATCCGCCAAAAGATGACACAGGAGAATAAGCCCAAGAAGATTAACCGGAAGGATATTGCATGGTGGATATATTTAGTGATGATGATAGCACTTGTCATTTTCGGCTTTTGGAACAGCGAGGCAGCGGAAGCACTGCTCAGGGCAATTAGAGAAGCATTTTCACTTCTAATGGAATAGCAATATGGAACAGTTCAAG